CCTCGGTTGATTGTAACCGGAGACGCCTGCTTTGGCTAGGCGCGGGTCTTTTGGGGCTCGGGGTGCCATTATTTAACCTTTGCTATTGTTTCGATATATGTAGTACAATTCATTTTTAACTAAGGGATCACGTTATGAACGCACAAGATAAAAGAGAGAGAATAATTTTGACAGTTGCGGCGCACTTAGAAACCGCTGACCCAACAACAGACCACAAGCAAAAGTTAATAGGCTTGGATGCTCTTTTGTGTGAGGCTATCGGCATCGACCAAGAAACAAATCCGCCAGAGTTCATTTTAGTACCCTAACAGGCCAGACATAGTATCAACAAGCTCTTGGTCAACAATCTGATAAGGGTTGTTCAGTCTTGTAGTATACTGTTTCATGCTCGCAGGTTGTGGCGCGCCAGACTTTGTTGTCGCCCCTTCAAGGGTTTTAAAGAAATCTCTATAAAAAATCTCATTTGGTATTGTTCCCGAAAGCTGCACAGGATCGCCAGCGCGGCGCATAGCGGTGCTATATGTTGAGTGGGGCATTATAGGGCTTTTAACAGCTCCACCAGCAACATCAATCGGGATAAAAGACAAACCAGTTTGGAATGTTGGCACATTTTGCTGCGCCTTTTCCGTTAAAGCGTATCTGGCTTTACCAACCATCGGGAAACCCTTAGACCGCCATAAGTCTTTGTCCATTTCCTTGATTATCGTTGCTCTAGTTTTGCCAGATTTTTGCGACTTCATCCATTCCCTAAACTTGGGCGACTTTACACCGGGGAAGCTAGGAAAAGATTTTTTTATTTCATCATCAAATTGCTTTGCATCTTTTTTAGTTATTTTTGATGTTTTTAACATCTCAGCCACTGCTGCTGAATTAAAGTCAGTAAAGTCAACGGCTGTCGGGTTCATTGTGGAATGAGCCAAAACAACATCTTCTATGCCAGTTTCTTCTTGAGCCTTTTTAGCGCGAGCCAAAAGCCCTGATATAACACCCTCGTCTGACGCCCAAGCATATGGCGTTGCAAGCTGGTAATCCCTGCCCCCCAAAGCAGATACCGGCTCATCAAAGACCTGACCAGACAAACTTTTAAGGGTGCCAACTCCGCTTCTGTCGCCAGCGCCAAACAACGCAACTTTTCCAAGCAGGCTTTCTGGTTTGACAATTTTTCTATCTGGAAAAAGCAGGCTCATAGGCTCAAAGTCATACTGCATTTCAGCCAAAGGCTCGTCGAGCTTTATCTTGCTGTACCCCATAGGGTCTAGTTCAGTCTTTGTTGGAGGCTTTACGCGGCCACCCATAGCGCCAAGGGTTGCGCCGCCAGCCTTAGCTGCGGCAATACCCGCAGGCGCAAGTGGTGCGGAGACGGCTAGTGGGTCATAACTGATAGGATTTCCGGCGGCGTCAACAAGATCACCCGACCCACCGCCAGCGACGTCTAAGCCAGCCGCAATCTGCTGATTAGCCGCCTGACGCATTGCCTCAGGCATAGCGGAAGCGGCATCGACAGCCGCCTCAGGGTCTGACAGTAATCCAGAAATGGCGCGGTACGCAGGCATGTACTCAAACCCAAACTCAGGGTCTCCGTAGACGCCGGCCTGATATTGCGGATAAAGCGCGCCGTCGGCCTCCATATAGGTGGTCTCGGCTGGGGTTACGACGGGACGCCGCACAGGGGTAAACGCGTTGGCCAAAAGACCCAACAGGCCGCGCTCGGCCTCGGCTGTTCGCCCGTATTCATATGGTGCCATTAAACAATCCAGCCAGTGTTGGGTTTCATCATGCGATTTGAATTATAACCCTTTGAGTAGCCACCGGCAACCGCACCCTGATGGGCGAAGGTCAGGGCAAACGCGTCGGCCGTGTCAGGCGACCTCTGCCCGCGTCGCTTCATCTCATCCTTGCTCTCAATCTTCAGCTTGCCGGTCGACAAATACTTATACCGGATCGACGTCAGCTCCGAAATCAACGTGTCGTCCTGCGGCATCTTGACGTCGCGCGCCTCAAACCACTCGCGGGCGTTCCAGTAAATTTCGTCGCGCAGCCGGTTAAACCGATCCTTCAGCGACGCAGTCTCAGACACAGACACGGCAACCGCAGGCAAATCCAGCTCGCGCAGGCGGTCAGCCAGTCCGGCGCCCAAGCCAATGGCGTCCACATAGATGGCCTGCGGGCGCATCTTGTACGGCACGGCGTCGTGCTCGGCCAATATAATACCGGCCATCTCCATCAAATCCTTATTCTGCCACGTCTTGATGGGCTCAATCATCACATTGCCCTGACGCTTGCACAACGCCGACCTGTCGGAACCAAACCGCGCGACGTCCAAGCCCCAAACAACCGGCGTCGTAGGCGCAGCCTCAACGTCACGTTTGACCGCATCCTCAACCAGATGCAGCGGCAACAACACGTCGTCGGATTGCGTCGGAAACTCGCCCAAGACGCGCACGCGGTATACGTTGCTTTCCCCGCCATACTTCTCGGCCATTTCGCGGATAAACTTGGGGTCGACGTACTCGCCTTCCTCGCACGACACCGTAATGCAGTGCCACTTCTCGCGGTCATTGTGGAACGCGTCGTAAAAATAGCCGTCGGTTCTGGTGGGGTTGCCGCACATGATAATCTTCGCACCGGGGGTACTTAACGCGCCGCTGGCCGTCTCAAAGATAATCGCGGGTATGCCAGACGCCTCCTCGACCACAAACAGCATGTGGGGGCTGTGAAAGCCCGCCAAGCTCTCGGGGTTCTCCCTGCGGCTGGTACGCGCCACCGCAAAGCTGTCAGACGCACCCTTGAGGGCAATCTTGTCCGACTTGAAATCCAGCAACCCCTTAAACGCGGGCGGCATGTTGCGTGCCCAGCGGTCGATCTCCGTCCACAGTACGTCCGATAGCTGGTGCGCGCTGTTCGCCGTCACCGCCACCTTGCACGGGTAATGCGTCATAAGCCACCAAAGCACGACCCAGCTCTCGAAGGCCGTCTTGCCCACGCCGTGGCCGGACTTAATGGCAACCCTGTCATTCGCGGCAATGGCTTGTAACGCCTTCCTCTGCCAAACTTGGGGGGTGGCTCCAAGGATCGTCTCGACAAACAGGCAGGGGTCGGCGCGCAGGGCGGCTATGGTTTCGGCGGTTAGCTTGGTGTCGGTCATGCGCGGCCTCCGTTAACGGGGGTAGGGTAGGGGTGGTGTGGGTGTATATATTTTTTTACCCGCCCCCTGCCCTGAGTTGACGGGGGGGGTAACGAAAATCTGGTTAACTTTGAGCATGTTTTGCAGAAATGTCGCATAACGTTAATTATGCGCAACGCGTATCGTGCAAATACAATGACTTAGTTGCCTGTGGATAACTTTTTACCTTTTTTTGTGCTGTTTGCCTGCTTTTTAGGCAGATCATTGTTAACTGAAATCTGGTTAACTTCGGTCGCGCGTGCGCGTACTTCATCCACTTGTGTGTTCTCTCTGCTATCAGCTATCCGCTTTGCTGCCTTCTCGGCGATTGCTTGGTTCACTGTTTGCAGGACGTCCAGATAGCTGCCACCGTCCGACGCTGCCACATCTATCTGCTGTCTGTCGCCGTACATCTTCGGCGTCATACGAGCCGCCTGCCACTTCAGGATGTCAGCAGCCAGCCTGCCGCTTTGCGGGTCGATCTGCCCCGTCATTGCGCCACGCTTGATCTCGTCTAGTTGATCTGCGAGCACCATACCCCTGAACTCTAGAGCCAGACGATACTGCACCTCAAACGCTGGATCAGCCGCTATGCGCCTGCTGATAGTCACCCAGCTCGGCATAGACTTATCCTTGCACACCTTGCTCACTGCCTCGCCAGACGCCACGCGCTCCAGAAACTTGTTGATCACCTCGTCAGGTGTCTTAGCAGTCATCGTCGTACTCCCACTCAGCCCCATCATCAAACGTGATAACCATAGTCGGCTTATCCTCGATCACCAGCAGCGGCTCACGGCACTTGGAGCATATGATCGACTGCATACGCTCGTAAACGTATCCGTGTGTCTCCAGCCCGCAATGGTCACAATCCACAGGCTCGGAGAAGAAGCGCACAAAATGCCGGTCGTTGAGGTTTAGCACGTCACCCATTCACATCAACACATTCCGCAGCGCAGGCCAGATACCCAGCCCCGTCGACGTAGTTGTCTTCGTGATACGGATTGCCACGCGCTCTGGCTATCTTTAGCAGCGTCATCATCAGCCCAACGTCATTGGCCGTGATTTTCTGGCCAAGGTATTCAGACCAGTACGCCGCGATCGAGTTGAAGTTGCTCTCCATATCGCCGTGGTCGGCAGCCCGATCAACCGTAACCTTTTGCTTTGCGTCGTCGAGCACTTCATTTCTTTTCATTTTTTATTTCCCTGTTAACTATTTTGAGGCCGCAAACTATGCAGTCCTGCCTAATCACGTCACCATCTGGGTCAGTTGTGGTTAGCACGCTGCGGCACGATGGACAACGCCCATCGGACAAGCGCCTTGCGATTGTACCCCTACCAGCCACTATCATCCGGCTCTCCCTTAACGTCTCTGAACGCCACCTCTATTTCAGCGATTGGCTCATAGCCCCTAAGCAACTCCCTCGGCCACACCTCGACCTTGATGCCCGCCCCGTACCGCACAATGTGCACGGTCAGGTTACGCACGTCGACCCAAGTAGACTGCCCAAGCAGTTGATACTCTCGATCCTTCAATATTTCTGGTCGTTCTTTATCCTGATCCATATCAGCCACTATACACTCCAAGCGCATCCATTTAAAACGGAATTTCGTCGTTTAACATTTCCTTCGGCGCCTTGATGCTCTCTATCTCCGCGCCCGCGAATATATCCTTGACGTTTTCAACCAAGTTTCGCGCCTGATTTTCCTTCAGCCACTCAGCCAAGACCCTGCCAACCTCGTCAACCGTGAAAACCATCATGTCTCGGTTTTCGCGCTTGACCTTCACCGCCTCGTACCCATTCGGCACGACCGCCAGAGGCTTGCCGTCCGGCATCCTGCCCTCGATGTACTCGCCGGTTAGCGGCTGCCGCCCTGCGGCTATTGCTGCGGCCTCCAAGGCAGCCACACCCCTCAGCGTAACTTCCACTTGATGCTCGACGTCACGCTGATCCTCTATAGCCTTATTCAGCCGATCCATCTGAGCCTCGAACCTGCCCCTCAGCTCAGTGCCCACAATCCAAGGCAGCCTATCCACCCCCCACTTCAGCTCAATTGCCGACACAACCTCATCATACTTAAACAGCGCATCCTGCATCCGCCGCATCGCCCCATTGCTAGGCGCATAGTAAACCCTGTTAGGTTTAGGCCTGCCCCGCGTTGTTTTTTTAGTCGCCATCACCAATCCCCTTAATCATTTCTACATCGGCTCGTTTTAGGGTCGGTCGGGTAGGCTACCCTTAGGGTGTAGCCGACCCAACCTACCTCGGCTGAAAACGCCAACCGACCTCGGTTGAGGCCTAAATTCCACCCGACCTTTTACGCTAAGTCCTTGTTTATCCAGCATTTGAGGTCGTCTACGATTACCAACCCTTTATCCTGCAAAGCCTGCCTTGCGGTGTTCCGCTGTTCTGGCGTCAAGTCGGGCGATTTTCGCTTGTGAGCCTCGTTCCAATCGGCCACTCGGACGACCTTTTCACCCCTATCTATGATGAGGTTTTGCAGCGCCATAAACGCGTGCTCCTGCCTTCCTGAGGCTGGTTTGGCTGACCGCTTCTTCTTTGGCTTGTCGCCCTCGTCGACCCGCCTGAGCACCACCGACGAGCCCGCCATATTCTCGATTGGCACCATCTCCAGCGTGATGTCAGGATCAATTGCCTCTGCGTCTTTCTGCTTTTCTACGCGCATTGTGACCCACTGCTCGTCCTTTGTGACGGCAATGGAGGTGTCAACGGCCCCAAGGATGGCCGACGAGCCCCTTGCCCCGCGCTCGGCTGACTTGCCCGAGTGGTGCACAAACACGACAGCGCAGTCGACGTGGTTGCGGATGGCATCAGCCGCCGCGATTACCAGCCCAGTCTCCGTCGAGCTGTTTTCGTCGGCGCCCAGCATTGCTCTGGCTAATGTGTCGATGTAAACCGCCGTCCACTTCCGGTCGAGCCGGTCAATCGACCTGATCAGCTTCTCGACCTCGCCCTGATCGCGCATATTTATCGCTATAGGCAGCATGTGGAAGTGCCCGCTAGTGCCGAGGCCTTTGGTGTTCTTCCACGCTCTCACGCGAGACCCAAGGCCGCCCACTCCCTCCCCTGCTATATAGAGCACGTCGCCCTGCTTGGTTGGCATACCCTGCCACTCAATGCCGTGCGCCTGACAGAGCGCCATATCGAGACTGATGAAGCTCTTGCCGCTGCCCGGCGCGCCGTAGATCATGCTAAGGCCGTGCGCCGTAATCAGCCCGACGTCGCCCTCGCCAACAGCCCACTCGATTGGCGGCATGTTCATCAGGTAATCCTCGTCGACGAACTCGAAGTAATCAGCCTCGTCGTTATTATCGTTGTTATAATCCTCAACCGCATCCTCGGTTTCCGGCAATGACGTTATAACGTCACTGGCCTTGACCTCAGCCAGCAGGCTGTCGCGGTCGTGCGTCGCCAGATAGTCGACCACGTCGCCCTTGTCCGGCAGGCCTGACAGGCTCACGACTTTAATGCCCTTCGCTATGCCAAACAGGTTTTGCGCCACGATCTGCGCGTGCTGATGGCCGACGTCGTCGTTGTCCGGCAGGATAACCACATTGCGACCCTCGAACCACTTGTTGAGTACGCCTTGCCATTTCTTAGCCCCGCCGTGGCTGGTAGTAGCCAAAAGGCCTAAAGTAGCTACTTTATCGGCTGCCTTCTCGCCCTCAACCACGAAAATAGGATCATTTGGCCGCGCCAATATCTGTGGCAGGTTGTACGGCAACGCCTCGACGCCCTTCATGCTCCAAGAGTAGCCGCCGTTGCCGTCCGGCACGCGCTGCCGAAAATCCTTCGGCTCATACCTGACGACCTCATAGCGAACCTCGCCGTGCTCGTCGACGTAGCTATAGCACTTCGACATGAACTTGGATGGCTGGATTGTAGTCTGCTGTTGTCTGGCTATGCCAAACTTGCGCTCCAGAATTTCCGGTATTGTCTCAAACCCAGTCGGCTCGTTTTTCTTTACGAGGCAAATTACGCCCCCGCCCTCGTTTTCCTGAAAATCGAACCAAGTCCCCTTGCGCAGGTCAATTTCCTTTGACCCGTGATTGCCCCAGCGCAGCGTGTGCCCGCGCTTAATCGTCGGCTCACCCCAGTAAGTTCTGGCGACCTGCTCGATGTAACTTGAAATATTTGTCATTGTGGTCTTCCCTCTTTCCACTCCCTATAAAGGTTTTCCATACCGATATCCCTCTTTAAATATGGATAAACCGTGACGCGCCGGCATTTCTCCAGCTCTTTAACTTTTCTCTTGTCGCCAAAAGTCAGGAAATATTTTAACTTCCTGCTCCCGCGCTCAAACGTATAACCCTCGTCGATAAAGTCTTGCTTTTGTTGCTGCGAAGTTATGCCGCGTTTCTTTGCATACTTGTGAATAATTTTTGGGTCTACGCGCTTTCCGTCCGGCCTTACAAGGTAATTGACCGGCGACGTAAACCCATAAAATCGCCAGTTTGTGGCTTGGTAAAGCGTTCCTATTTCGCCAGCCTCAGGGTCAGAGTAAGCAATAATGAACAAGTATCCGCGCCGTGCCAGCTCCGCCTTTGCCTGCCCAACCATCCAGCTTCCGCTGTGAGGGTGCGCGTGGCTGGCGCAAGCGCCGCGCACAAGCACCAACCCGAACTGCTTATTCTTTTCGCCAAAGACCTCTGACAACGCGCCTGTTCCTGCTGTAAGGCCAAAGCACATAACGCCAGTTAAGTCATCGCCGTCGAACATGCCCAAAGAGAACTTTGTCGTCCCCATCGTGCCGAGCCACTCGTATTTCAAAATAAATTCTTGTGCCGACTTAAACGGTATCTCTCGCATCACTGCATTATCAAGGGATGCGCGCGACCTGCCGTCATCTAGGCTGTCTCGCAACTGACGCTGAAAACAGACCTCATCAAATTTTTTGCCGCGATATCCGGTTGGCCTGTCTGCCATTTTATATCCGGTTCGCTTTCGCCATTTCTCGAATAAATCGAATTGCATAATTAACCCTCCACCCCCTTTTGCCCCTTATTAAATGCGGCACCAGCGACTGGGGAAGGGAGGGAAACCCAGCCGCTGGTGCCTGACGTGCTAGAAGTAGTCGTCGCTGCCCGCAGCGGAGGCCGAGGTTGGAGCCTCAACCGCTGGCGCAACCGGCACCTCCGGCACGCTTTCTTGGCCGCCGTCCAGCAAATCTGGACGGTCAACCCAGCCAGTCACAGACCACTTTGGCACTCGCCAAGTCTGTGTCTGGCCATCACTCAAAGTCTGCGTCACGCGCTCCGTGCCGTCAATCGTGACGACCGGAACCTTGCCGGCGTTCTCAGCCTTGCCGGCCTCAAACTGCAACGCAATTGACTTCATTCGCTCGTAAACATTCTTCGATGAGCTGCTGAGTTCGCGCAACCCCATTTCCTTGTTTCCGAGCCTGACCCGAAAGCCCCACTTGTATAGCGGCTGGCCGTTTGCGTCGACCTCGTCAGGACGCTCAGGGCGTGGCTGGTTATTCTTGACCATCACAAAATCTGGAGCCGGCTTGAAAGCCATCCACCCTTGCTCGATCTCAGCCATATCCATCACAACTTTTGTAGGCATTTCCAGCTCAGTCTCTCGGGTCGTCCACTGTCCGTCCACGTTTTCGCGGTCGGCCAGAATGAAGCTGCCGTCCTTAGCTGAAAATTTAAGGATTGGTGTGCGGTCTCCGCCAGAGGTTCCGCCATTTGCACTTTGATATTCAAACATTTTCGTTTTTCCTACGTTTTACGTTTCACGTTAAAATCGGGTTACAACTCTGAACCCACTGATTGGGTAGTAGGCGCAGACGTCTCGATCCTGTGGATCGTTTCTGTCTGACCTGCCGCCCGGTCTCACCTCGAACTCGCTGGCAAAGTCAATGCGCGCCAACGCGTCGAGGTAAAGGACGATAAGATAACAAGGCAACCCTGTGCAAGCAGAAATGTCGTTTGCCTTGATAACTTTGTGTAAGTTGACCATCGCGGTCGGGTATTTATCCATATTAAACGTGCGGGTTTTCACCTCGCCAAAGCTGGATATTTTTCCGGTGCTATCGTCGATGATAGCCCAGTCAAGCTGGTAGCTTATCGGCAGTTTCATTACCGTGAAGCCCTTGCTTTTGAGGATTTCAGATACCCGCTGCTCGTTTGTGCGGTCAGCCTGCGTCTCATATTTAGGTCTAATCATCCGCCAGGTGCTCCCTGATAATCATCATAGCCGTGTGGGTGTCTGTTTCTACCGCGTAGCGCCAGTCGTACATTTCGGATATGTCGCCGGACGGCACAAAGTCAGCCATCCCGATAAGCGCGGCGACAGGGAAGCGCCAACGCCACGGCACGCGGTCGTAGCGGTATGCCAACAGGGGCAGCTTGTGGCACGCCTGAGCCGCAACGCACACTTGGTCGTACCAAGCTGGCTGCGCGCCGTAGCCTCTGGCGTATAGCTTTACCTCGATGGTGAAGGGGAAGTTGGGGTCACTGCAAATAATGTCGCCCAAGTCACCCTGACGGTACTGCTCGATGTCACGCTTGAATGTGAGATTGTCAGCCCCGCCACCAAGCTCATCCGTGAGTATCTTGATGACTTCGGTTTCGCCGCGCACGCCCTTTGACCGGCTGTTGATCTTACCCATTGCGGCCTGCCTGACGATCCATCTCGGCCTGCATCATGCGCTGTCTGGCGTTGCTTTCCAGCCCCTTTTGCAGTAGCTCATCTGCCAACGATGACAGCGACCGATGCGCAGAAAATTGCAATTCTTGCTTCAATGCGTCTGAAGTAGACACCCGAAGCCTCAGTAATTGTGGTTTTATATCAGTCATTTATATATCCTCGAAATTAAATTGATATTGGATGCGTTTTTTTCTTGTAGCATACTAATATTTATGGCACAACATAGTACATGAGTAGTACAGATCAACAGGGAGATCACCAAATGACTAAAATTGATTGGAACCGCCAAGACCAGTACACCGACGCAGAGTTTGACGCAATCGAGCGTAATGTTGATGGCGACATTTGCGAAGACCTTGATTTGCATCTCCTTTGGATGACCAAGGCGCAGCGTGACCGGCTTACTGGCGATGACCAGTATCGCGCCGATTTGGCTGACGAAGAAATGCGCTGCTTGCACGCAGAAGCAGCAATCGAATTTGGTGTGGCTTAACGGCCACACCCCAACCAAGGGAGATTGATATGTCAGGACTTTTACCAAATTGTGGGCCAACCGCAGTAGCACACGCGGTCAACGCCAGCGTCGATGAGATTATGGATTTGTGCCGCAAGACTTTTAAGCTCGGCGCAAGGTGGCAGGGTCGCACTAACGTGCCGCAGATCGTAAAGCTCTGCCGGATGTATGACCGCCCAGCCAAGCTGACGCGCACCAAGGGTCGCACACTTGCATCTTGGGTCGAGTGGGAAACCAAAGCCGGTGTCTCATACATTGTTCGCACAGGCGGCCACATGCAGCACGTTAAGGACGGCATCGTCTCTGACCAGCATATGTCAGTGCCGGTTGACCAGTTCCACTGGAAGACCAAGCGCGTCACCCACGTCATCGAATTGAAGGGGTAATCAGATGCCAGCAGATGAAAATTGGTACATCGTCAGCCGCCCATTTACCGTGCCAACAGTCGACGGCCCGCTGGCCGACAAGATCGACGCGCTGGCCGAGGCTGAGAGCCGCGCCGGCCGGTACTCTCGCAAGGTGCAGTTTTGCGACGGCGAGGTATGGGTTGCCGGTATGGTGGTGGTCAGCCACCACCGCCTTAAAATTAACGGATGGTCGGAGGGTGTCGAGACAAAGCTGCCGACGCAGCTCCGCAAGTCCGAGGGACGCTGGGGGCGCAGCTAATGCGCTGGGCGTCTGAAGCAATTGGCGCAGCAATCCTGCTGGTCATAGCGCTTGGGTTCATCGACGTGATGGGGCCTGAGTACACTTGGTGGAACCTAATGGTTCAATTTAATGGGAGTAATTAAATGGAAAAGATTGTAATAAGTTTTGAGCCTGCCGACGGGGATAGCGTCGCCAAAATCATCGCCTTTGGTGTGACTGAGGCAATGCCATTCAAAGTCAACGGCAACGCCTTCCCGACGGTTAATCAGACACCTGAGCCTGAGGTTGTGGCGCAGCCCGCGCCGCCGGCAAAGACAGAGCCGGCTCAGGCTAGTCGTGTGAAAAAGGTGTCGTACACCCAAAAAATCAAAGCGTGGGACTTGTACGACTTCGCGGTGCAGGTTTACGGCAGAAACGACATGACGTTTACGTCACGCGAGCTAAAGGCTCAGTGGGCGTCGTGGGGTCGTGAGGGGTCAAGCTCCATCTCAAGCCACCTGCACAGGTTTGCGCTGGTCGGCCTAGTGAAGCGGGTCGGCGGCAGTTATGGCGGCGGCTGGGAGTGGGCAATCGACAAGATCGTCAACCGACGTGAGCTAGAAAAGCTGTACGCCAACCGGAAAAACTTGAAGAAGCCCGCAACATCGGCGCGTCAACGCTTGGCGCAGAAATTTGGCGGTGCAAAATGGTAGGCAAGTTGACCCCAGACGACATTCTCACGGCATCAGTGCTGCCCGCAGCAATGAATATGTCGCCCTTTAAGACACCCAACGATGCGCTTGCAAAGGCTATCGCGGTGATCGACAACGAACCAGACCCAGACCCATTCAACGGCAACGAGGCGACGTTCTGGGGTGACAGGCTAGAGCCTGTCATCTTGGCCGAGGCTATAAAGCGGCTTGAGCTGGTCGACGCGCAGTTAGAGTTTGACAGCGCGTTCATGCACCCAGAGCTGCCGTTTGCTTGCAGCCTAGACGGGCTGGCGACAGGCTCAGGCACATACAACACAGACGTTGCGGCGGGCATTTACTGCCCCAACGGCCCTGTCACGCTGTCCGGCAAGGTTATCTTGGAGGCAAAGAACACCTCGGCGCCGCCCACAGACAGCGCCCAAGCTGCCCGTGGGTTGTGGCAATTGCAGGGTCAGATGATGTGTACTGGCGTCGACGCCGGCATAATCGCGACCCTGTTCAGGGGTGGCGAGCTGAGGCTGTTCATGTATCAGGCCGACGTCGCTATGCAGTCCCGCATCGTGCACACGATCCACGACTTCGAGCGTCGCAAGCGTGACCGTGACTGGTATCCGGTCGTTAGCAGCTCCGACGGCAACACGGCTTATAGCCGCGTAGACGACGGCGCACCACCGCTGACGCTAGACGACGAGATGTCTGAGTGGCTGGCGCAGCTAGTCAACGCACGTCAGGCCAAGAAGATAGCCGAGCAGGATATCGACGAGGCCGAGGCAGCCCTGAAAGAATATATGGGCAGTCACGAAAAGGCCGCTGGGTCGGTCGGGAATGTCGGTTACACAGTGCAGTGGCCGATGCGTAACTACAAGGCGTCTCCGGCCAAAATGACGCCGGCAAAGCCTGCTCGGCAGGTGAGGCAGAGCACGCTGGTGATCAGGGAGGACGCACAGTGAGGCCTCTAACGCAAAAGCAACAAGCAATGCGTCTGGCCATCTTCCAGTACCGCCGCCGCAAGGGCGTCAGCCCTACGGTGCGGGAACTGGCGGAGATTACCGGCCGCAGCGTCACAGCCACTCAGGCGTTAATAAATCAGCTTGTGAAAAAGGGTGCGTTGGTTCGAGAGGCCAAACACCCCAGATCACTCGTCACAACATAAGGGTTAGACAGATGACAAAAAAACCACACTTTGAAAAAGACCAGCTCGTCAGCGTAACAGGCGAAAAGGGGCACCTAGTCACCGCAATGGTCAGGCGGGTTGAGCCTGTCGGAGAGGACACCTACAAGGTGGTCTACGAGGACATGCAGACCGGCGACAGGTTTGAGAGAAGATACAAATACGATTGAGCTAACAGCCCCCGCCACTGTGCGGGGGTTTTTATTTTCATTAATAGGGTTGATATTAAAATGATATCATCATATATTTGTAGGGTAACAAGGGAGATTTGATATGACACATACAACGCACATCGAAAACCGCGAGGCTTGGGAGCGCGGGCGTGACGCCGCTATTAAAGCTAACGCGTCTATCGGGCGCAACAAGCGTTGGATCGCCGAGGATGAGACGCGCAAAGAGATCGAGCGTTTTGTGGCTGGTGGTGGTAGCGATTTTATCGCTGATATGCGCGACGCGCTGCATGAGTGGGGCAGTCTGACAGAAAGCCAAGAGGCTGCTGTTCGCAAAATTATGGCACGCGAAGAACAGCGCGCCGCCGAGCGTACCGCAGAGTGGGAAGCCGCCGCAGATTGCCCTGCCGGTCGTGTCGAGGTTTCCGGCGTTATCATCTCAACTGACATCCGCGAGACCGCCTTTGGCAGCCAGTGGAAAATGCTGGTGCGTGATGACAGCGGCTTTA